TATATAACACCACGAACCTTCGGGTATCGAAGTTTAGTGTTTTTAGTTACTATGTTTATTGCTAATTTTTACGAACCTCCACGTATTAGTACGACCAGTTACGAAAATATCCTTAGTTTCCATAAATTTTCGGATCTTTCAATCGAAACCTTCATCAAGATCGCGTTAAGAAGCAAAAATTGGAAATACGTTGGTAGGGGGGAGAGGTATAATTTACCTTCAAATTCAAGAAATGTAGATGAATACGTGAAAGAAGCACTTTGGCATTACTCTTCTGATATTTATGAAGATCTTAAAGGTTATACGAAATTAGCTCGTCCGACTAGAGCCTATTTGTCTCTACTTAATTATTGTAGACCTATCAAATTTAAAGATCTTACCTACAGGGAAAATTTATCATATACTTGCCATATTAATACAATATCGCAATCAATGCTTAAATCAAATACAATTAGTATTTCTGAAGCATGTGGTAAAATCAACTTAACAGCTTCTGCTGGTTATAGTTTTCCTGGGATGAAGAAAGAAGAAGCTTTGCCTGCCGCACGGAGAATAGCCACTAAAATGTATGTTAGTTTGGTTCGGGGAGAGTCTGTTGCTCACATCCCCTACAAATTAGGAATGAGAGGACATATTTCTAAAGTTGATGAGAATAAAACACGACCCATTTGGGTTGGTGCCCTTGAAACTAATCTTCTTGAAATTGTTATTTTTAAAGGAATGTATGATCAGATGTTTGACACAAATCTATTTAAACACAGATTCATGACAGGTAAAGGTACAATGGAACGTTTGTATGATTACATAAATGAAGGGTCTGGTACTACTTTTGTAAATACTGATATAAGCGCTTTCGACGCTTTAAGAGCCAGATTTGTAATCTACGATGTGTTTTATAGAATTTTGAAACCAAATATAGTTTTCAAACCAGGTGAAGAGAATGTTTTTGATTGGTTAGTTGAAGATTTTATCTTCTCTAGTTTAGCTCTTCCAAATGGTGTGATAATTAAGAAAACATCTGGTGTACCATCTGGTTCATATATGACTTTACTCGTTAATTCCTTGGCAAATTATGTCATGCAACATACTATTTTAGATTCATTAGGTATTAATTATTTTAGCTCAAGAATACTCGGAGATGATTTTTCTTTTAAAGTAGCAACTATACCACAAACAGACTTTAATCGTTTTATAGATAAAATATGTCTTAGGGCACATGAACTGTTCGGATTGATCATTAAACAAGAGAAAGTCATTATTACTAATGATCAAGATGACAGGAAATTCATAGGATATCAAATAAGACAGGGAAAACTCTATCGAGATGCTAGTGATTATCTGAAGCTGGTACTATACTCAGAACATATTGTTCAGAATCTTTCACAATCTTTTACGCGATTCATGGCAGCCTATCTAGTTGGCGGTTGCAATAGCAGTGAATTCGTAGATTTCTTTGAATTTTTTATTTCAGGGTACAAGGTTAGTTTGGAAAGCTACGGGAAAGAATTAACTTCTAATAAAGCATTATTTACTGGATCAATGAAAATGCTTAAACATATACATGCAATGGATGTATCTGTATTCCAAAACCAATCATTGGATGATTTCAGAGGTTTAATTCATGCTAAAGTTCCCCATTTCCTCGTTTATGACCTACCTCTCACGGGTATTGGATAAAGTTTTCTCTTCGACTTTCTATTTTTATTTTTTCATTATTTCGTTAAATAAATGCGATAAATTTTCCAAAAAAAAAAAAAAAAAAACAAAAAGGAAAAGAACAACACTGAAAACAAAAACC